GTAGTGATTATGATAAAACAGACAAAGCGACACAAATGTTCTATGCAGAGACACAAAACAAACTATTGTATGCTGTAACGGGTCAGACATCCGCGGAGATCGTAATGACACGAGCCGATGCAGATGCTCCGAATATGGGGCTGACTTCTTGGAAAGGGGCGGTAGTGCGCAAACAAGATGTCATTATTGCCAAAAATTATTTGACACACGACGAATTGGATTCTTTGAATCGACTGGTCGTTATCTTCTTAGAAACAGCTGAATTCAGAGCCAAAAACCGAAAAGACCTCACAATGAATTTTTGGCGTGAAAACGTCGATAAAATTCTGCTTTCCAACGACCAACGCTTGTTATCTAACGCTGGAATGGTCCGTAAAGAGCACAAAGACAAATTCGCTTATCAGGTTTACGAAGAATTCAATGCACGCCGCAAACGCAAAGAAGCTATTGAGGCAGACCGTGAGGATATGGAACAACTGAAAGAACTGGAAAACGAAATAAAAAACCGTCCTATATGAATTCTAAAACCTATCAAATAGACGCCCAAAGCCTCAAACAAGCGCACGCCCTTTTCGAATCGGGGGACATCGACCGTATAGAGGTCGGAACCGTGGCCGGGCTTTGTGAGATTCACCGCTATCTGTTCGGTGGGTTGTATGACTTTGCCGGAAAGATTCGGACGCTGAACATCGCAAAGGGGGGCTTTCGCTTTGCAAATTGCCTTTACCTGGGCGCGATACTTCCGGTAATCGAGCAGATGCCGGAAACGACCTTTGAGGAGATCATCGCAAAATACGTTGAAATGAACATCGCCCACCCGTTCATGGAGGGCAACGGCCGGGCCACCCGGATATGGCTCGATATGATGCTGAAAAAGCGTCTCCGGCGAGTTGTGGACTGGCAGAAGGTAGACAAAGATTTATACCTTCAGGCGATGGAACGCAGCCCGATCAATGATCTGGAATTACGGGCCCTGCTCGGCCAGGCATTAACCGACCGCACGGATGATCGGGAAGTTATTTTCAAGGGAATCGAACAGTCGTACTATTACGAAGGATACGAGGGATAAATCTTAACAATACCGACTTATGGAACTGCAACCCATCCAAAGCAAGATTTACGAAATACGAGGCCAGCGGGTAATGCTGGACTTCGACCTGGCCGAACTCTACCAAGTGGAGACAAAGCGGCTGAAAGAGGCCGTAAGGCGCAATATCGAGCGTTTCGAGGGCGACGATTTTATGTTTGTACTCTCGGAAAAAGAATATGAAATTTTGAGGACGCAAATTGCGACCTCAAGTCTAACATCACAAAATGCGTCCTCAAATTGGGGTGGTCGTCGCTATATGCCATTTGCTTTTACGGAAATGGGTGTCGCAATGCTTTCGAGCGTCCTGCGTAGCGAGACGGCTATACGGGTAAATAGGGCCATTATGCGGGCTTTTGTAGCAATGCGCAACTACATTACCACCACAACCCAAATCACGGCAGAATTGGCCGAAATTCGGGCAAAACTGGCACTACTGGAGCGGGCTGATGCAGACAATGCCGAAGCGGTCAGCGATCTGTCGGAGGATATGCGCCAGGAACTCGACAATATCTATCAGGCTATCGCAGCATTGTCGATCAAAGTGCCACAAGCCCGCAAGCCCTCCCAGCCGATAGGGTTCAAGCCGACAACAAAGAAATAGCCGATTTGGCGACGCTTGCTCTTTGGAGGGTATATGCTTCACCCGTTAGGAGATCGTCGAAATTTAGGCATTCCAGAACGCAAATACGCTCGATAAAAGACAAAGAGAGCCGGAGGAATTCCCGGCTCTCGTCATTTCGTCGTTATTCGGTGGCGTGCATCATCACACGCAGCGTGCCCCGTCATTCCTTTACTGTCCGCCTGCCGATGGACTGGATGATCTTGGCCGCTTCGGGGTCGAGGACCACGGAAATAGGCTGCGTTGCGGTCGTTATCTCCTTGCCGTTGGTGGTCACATCCTGACGGTCGGCAAGATGCAGAACCCGGGCAACGATTCCCGAATCGTACTGTCCACATAATGCGCCCTCCAGCTGGTCCGCCTCGATAGCCTCACGCACGCACGTAAGGATGTCGGAAAATTCCTCCCTTGACTCATATTCATAGAAATTTTGCCTGCTGATCTTCGCAAATTGGCAGAATCCCACCAATGTCAGGGGACGCTGTGTTGGAACGGGAATTATTTCCCCTGCTGAAACCTTGTTGATGTAAACCGGATTCGCTTTCACCCATTCGACGTATTCCTCAAACTTGGCTTCAAGGGCTTCGGGGGTATATGCACGAGGGCGGCCCACTTTGCGGGCTGTTCCCGTACGCTTTATTTCATTCTTCATATAGATTAATGGTTAATAAATTAGGCCGACTTTGCTTTCTGGGATACTGCCACCTGCCGGCGCACGGCGTCGTTCTCCTGAATTCCCAGAATGACAGGGTTGTAATTAATTTCCTCTGTTCCGGCGTTTTCGGGGGCGTAGATAGACAGATACAGATCGCCGTCCTCCTCGTACAGATCGACATAAAGGCGGGAATCGTAATCGACGATATAGGGCGTTCCGTTCGATGTTATGGCATACGCTGTGCCGTTAATGCCGTCCGCTTCTGCAACCCATTGGCTGTCTTCATTCTTGCCGTCCAAGCGCAGATAATACGTTGCTGCCACCACTCCGTCCACTTTCAGTTTCAGCAGTTGGCAGTCGCAGATGTCGTTTTCGCCTGTTTCTACCGAATATATGGCGAATATCTGCCCGAATTGGGCTATATACACCGGCTTCGTGTAGTCGAGGTTGTAGAGATCGAGAGCCGTGAGTTTTGCCCGAATGGTGATGATCCGCAGACGGTCCACGACTTTCTGGTAGGAAGCGTATCGGGTCTTTACAATGCCTTCCTCGCCGCCGAACTTCATCCACGGATCGAATACGCCAATACATCGGGCAATGCCCGACATAAACGCTCCCCGCCCCGATAATATCCGTGGCGAGCACTCCGAATAATTGGCGCCGCCTTTTCCGTTATCCTCATAGATCGGCACAACGGCGCAATTTACCCCGTCCGTCGTTGCATTCTCCGACGCCGAGAAAGGCAGCGACACCAGCTCCGTTTCTTTCTCGATATTCTCGTTGCGGATCGTGATGGTGCCGTATGTGTCGGTCTTTACATCGTCGTCATTATCATAGTCGAGGATGTTGCTTTGGGCGAGGTCATCGATGGTGAAAATCGATGCGTCGGGCATATCCACCCGGTGAAAATCGTTCAGTATTACCCGGTCGCTCCAGTCGATGATGTCGTTATTCTGAACATTGGCGATTATGTCATCGATGCTTATCAGCTTGATCGTGTTAGGGCTGTCCTTGTCCGCATAGGCGAACAGACCGTTCATGGACATCAGGGCGAGGATAAAATCGCCCTGGGAAATGTCGGGGAGATTGGGGGCGACGGGGAATCTTGTAGGGAACGCACAATCGGTCCAATTTGCCCAAATATTTACTGTTAATGGAGTTGAATATGGGTTTGATATATATATTTCACCTGCTGGATCTTCATAATGAAGTAAAATTTCGGTGTTTTCTATTAACGGATAAGTTATATCAAGCGGCACAAAATTGAATCTATATACATTAACTCCATCACCAGTAGAGCCAACCAGTTCTACATTGTATGATGTACCTAATATTGTGGATTTTACTATTTCGGAATTACCATCCAATTCAGTAAGCATTATATGCATCTCCTTGGGATCTCCCCATTCTGGCGGCCTATGTGTAAAATATCCATATGCTCCTGTTCCATTACTCGGTTTAATCGTAATATGTACTGATAAATCCGTTTTATTAAATTTTGTAGTACAAGATCCATATGCTATCTCATGCGGGTCTTTGATTATATTACCCCGGCCTAATACACCGTATATTTGATTCTTAAAATTTGTGCTATTAGCCGTAAATCGCAATGCTTCTGCCTCATTCGATATTTCATCCCCATTTTTTGATACAAGCGGAATAATAGGTCCGAGGTTTTTGCTGTACGCCAGCCGCTCCTTGCCGTCGATAGTGATCCCGTTATACTTTTCGATAGCCGAAAGAATTGTTTTCACCTGCACGGACGGGTGCAAATACTTGGGGTTCGACAACCCCATTCCGAAATTCACGCCCCAAAACGCTACGCCGGGGTATTCATTGGTCGTATTTCCTTCTAAAATGGTCGTGTTTTCGTTCCAGTCGATGCGCTCCGCTTCGAGTTCTTCCAGTTGCGGCCCCAAATCCCGCAGGCCGTTATCAAACAGAGGCTGAAAGTTATCCACGTTGCCCCACGTAAGCGTTACATTGATCGTATCCGCAATATCCGTTACCACGGCGAACCCCTGCGTGAACAGTGGCACCCCGTCCTGGTACAATGCCGCCGGGAGGCGCACATACGGAGCGTCGGCATCCACATCCGGACGGGCTGCCTGACCGATAGCCTGCATATTCGTAGGCGTAGGCGGCAGCGCAACATTGTAGGAACGGTTCGACTGGATGCTGTCGAGGCTCGAAAATATTGGGCTTTGATAGAGCAGGGTTACGACTTCGTCACTCGACAGGTCGCACAAAATATCATTGATATAAAGTTCGTAGGTCGTCATATGTAGTTATTTTTCTAATATTTGATTTAACAATTAAAATTCCGGAGCGTTTAAGTATTAGCTCCTCTTGCTTCCGTTCGTACTCTTCGCACCTGCGCCGGGTACGCTCCAGCAACTCTACAAGTTCTTTCTTATTCAATCCTATTGTCAGCGTGCTGTCGTCCCGCTGGCCACCCCTTCGTTTTTCTTTCGGTCTTGCTCTGCTCACTTCCCCGTTTTTTTTCGTACTTTTGGCTTGTCGAGAACCAAAGTGCGGGGAAACAGTTTACGGCCCTTGCTTTCGAGGATAGGCGGGATTTATACCCGTCTATCCTGTTCTTCGCCTCATCTTGTCATATCACACGCGAAATCTGCCCGCCTCGAACCCGTTTACCATATAGAAGGCGATCTTGTCAGCGGTGTGTCGTTCATCACCCCGAAGGCAAAGAGCCGAACCGAATCCGAATTGCGCTGTGCTTGGATAGCGTTCGTAGGCGTTACCGTTCTCGTCTTTTGCTTTGGCGGCTTTGAACACCTCGTAATAGGTCAGCCCGTCGGAGGTCATGCGCTTGTAGCAGTACATTCCGTTGATCTTGTTATGGGCGATTTTCTCGAATCTGTCGCCGAATTTGGTAAACTCGTCCCGCAATGGCGGGTAAAACATCTGTTTATTCATATATTGTTTCTGAATTTTCGATTTTCTTTCGTTGTGTGGGTCTTATTTCATTTGGATGTTTTCATGCGTCCAAATCGCAAAGGGTTTAGAATGGCCCCGCCTCCCCGATTACATCCGTCGCGGGACTGTCGTAGTCGGTTATTCGGGTCAGACTTTTGTTGTGGCGAAAGTATATCCGCCCCGTTGCCCCCTCGCGGTTCTTGGCGACGTGCATGATCCCCACCCCGTCGGATGAAATTAATCCGTAGCGATTCGAGTTTATCGTTTGCGCGCCATACATCGCCGGACGATCGAGAAACAGCACCATATCGGCGTCCTGCTCGATGGCGCCAGATTCGCGCAAGTCTGACAGTAACGGCGTCTTATCGGCCCTATCCTCAACTTTGCGCGACAACTGCGACAACAGGATGACGGGCGCGTCAAGCTCCTTCGCGAGCAGCTTTGCCGAACGGCTGGCAGCGGCGATCTCACGCTCGCGGGTGCTTTGAACGTTACGGGACGTCGTGTCGAGCAGTTGCAGGTAATCAATAATGACCATCCCGCACCGTCCCCGGCGGTGCATCGCCTTGCATTGCGAATGTATAGCCCCTATAGTGATATTACCTCTATCGTTGAGGTAAACAGGCATTGCCGAAAGTGCCGCACCCGCTTGTTCCAATCGTGTCCACCCCTGACTGTCAACATTCCCAGTCCGGAACGATCCCGAATCTATACCCGAACATCCTACCAGCATTCGCCCGGCCAGCTGGGTGTTTGGCATTTCCGCGGAAAACACGCACACCGGAATACCCGATATGGCGGCGGTCCGGGCAAAATGCAACATCGTTGCGCTCTTACCCGTCCCAGGACGGCCGGCCAACACTACAAGCTGGCCACCCCGCCAGCCGCCCGTCAGCGCGTCGAGCCGTTGTAAACCCGTAGGAATGCCGATGCACTCGCCCACCTGTCGGGCCTGTTGGCGTCGTTCCAGGTCGTCGAGGGTGGCCCGCACGACATCCGACAATGGCGTGATGTCATCCGAACGCACGGCCCGGTCAGCTATCGCGGTTATTTCCGTCGTTGCCCAATCTACAACACCATCCGGATCGGAGACAGCACGCGCCGCAAGCTCGTAGCCGAAAAGGCACATACGCCGCCGGGTTTCGGTATCTCGGAGTTTCCGGGCATGATCCAATACGTTAATGCCGGAACCTACTGCATTGGTCAAAGTCGTGAGGTATCGCAGCATCTCCCGGCCTTTGAGTTCCGGACGATCTGCGAGCGTGTAGAGGTCTATTTTTTCGCCACGCTCCAGCATTGAGAGCATCACGCCGTAGATTTTGCCGTTATTTGCATTATGGAATGCCGAAATTTCGACGATCTCCGAAACATCAGACAGTTGTTCAGGTTCGAGAATTAAGGCACCCAAAACAGCCTTTTCGAGCTCGGGCGATTCCGGCAGCCCTTCAACAGGGGCCGGGCGGTTATAGGTCTTTATAGATTCGTTTCGTCTCATAGCTTGTTTGAATTTGGGTCGTGTTGCTGAATTCGGATTTGCGGCGCATCCAATTTCGCGCAGCGGCTTTCCAGTCTTTTATCGGGTTTTTACCCGTTCGCCAGCCGTTGGCTGTGAAATAGTCGTAAAAGCATTCCGAATCCGTATTCGCTCCTTTGATAGTCAAAAAATAATCTTTGACCATTTCGAGCGAGGGAGCAACAAACGCCGCGCGTTTGGTTGCGACTTTGCGCGGCTTGTCCGCGCTGGTACCTTTGGGGGTGTTACCGACATTCGATTTTCCGCTTCCCCCTGCACCCCCTTTACTCTCTATATCTTTATCCTTATCTACATCCTTATCCTTATAAAGGTTAGGTTCTTGGTTAGGGTACTGGTTAGGTCTTTGGTTAGGTTGGATAGCTTTTCCGCTTGGATTGTTCCGGCTTCCTTTGGGCGCTCCACCTTTTCGCCCATTCTCCACACAAGCATCGTATCGGTTATGCGCATTATCAATTACAGGCTTAATCGCAATAAATAGCGCTTTTGCAACCGCATTGCTATCCGGACCAGGCGCAATGCCTTCAAAGGCGTAATCGAATATCGTCTCCGATACGACCTTGTACAAGTCCGGCGGCAATTCGCGTAAAGATTCACGGAATGAACGGTAATAGACCATCGTATCGCGGCTCATCGGGTACCTCCTTTCCGAGATTGCCTACGCTCCCATTTAACCCAATCCGCCTCAAGTTGAGGGTAGCAATAATCATAGAAAATGCGGGATAGATCGGGCGGTAAATCCGGCAATGTACGATCAAGTCCATACATTACTATCGCATTCATAAACAGCTGGTATTCGTTGGGTAAAAGCCCCTCCATCGCAGCCCGAAAGGAACGGTAAAAAACAAAACTATTACGCCTACTCATCGCCGTGCCCTCCGTGAATGTAATAGCGCTTAAACCGCATCTTGTTTTCATGCACCCAGACATCGGCAACATCGATCCCCATTTTGCGGATATAGCGGATCGTACTGCGCGGGTCGGGGATATTCAGCCGCTCGGCGATGTCGAACGTCGCCCATTGACCGCCGCAGACCAGCAGCGAAAAGACCCGAAATTCGTTGTTGTTTAGATAAAATTCCCTACCTTTGTACAGGACTTGATAGAATGCCCCTGCGTGCTTGCCTTGAGCGCCGGGGGCGTGCTGTTTCTGATTCATACCTCCGGAACTATTTACGGTTGGCACTCTCGGCGATAGCCTCGGCGGCTTCGCGGTGACGTTTGGCCGGGTCCTCGATTTGGTTCTGAACCCAAACCGTCAACTCTTTACGGCTGAACAACAGACGCCGCCGCACTTTCCGATAAGGAATTCGTTTGTAATAGGCCAAATTATACAGATTACTGGGCGTAGTAGGGTATCCCAGCCCCTCCAAGAAATTAATTGCAGCTTCGAGCGTTAGTGCGTCCGCCGCTTCCTCCGCCGGGGCTTTATAGTTCGCCAGCTCCGGGATAATGGTGCGCACCGCTGCGTAAATGCACCCCTCCAATTCTTCGCGGGACGTCAAAATAATTTTGCTCGTTCCCGCTGTTACTGTCTCTTGCATCATAACAAGAATAATTTAATTGTTAAAAAAATGTTGCGTCCGGACTATTCCGTAACCGCATTGCAAAGGTGGGAAATGCGGGGGCCTATTGTTATGAAATAATTATTTATTCATATTTATTCATATTTTGCAACATTGATTACCAAACACTTACAACGCATAGTCTTTCACACACAAAACAAAAAAAAGAATGCCGTAAAGCATTCTTTCGTATGGTGGCGATTATGAATTTAACCCTTTTGGTCCTTGAGCAAAAAACGATCAATAACGTTGCTATATGCGGGCATATTATTGATTGCTGCTTTTAAGAAATCATATAGCGATTTCACCTTTTTGTCCAAACTGCCGTCGATTATAAGCCCGTCACGCTGCATTTGGCGTATCTCATCCACGACCGCCTGCGCTTTATCCCCCGATGCCGCATTAATTGCGGCCCGTACACGACTAATCACAGCCGCACTATCTCCGGCTATTATCTCCGAAATACTCGCTTTTTTCCGTCCGGCCTTATTCCCCGGTTTAATAAGTAGAGCCATAGCCACCAACGCGTCGGCGATTGTAAACATATAACCCGCATAGTGTCCCATTTTGAGCAAAAGTGACGCGTCGAATATGGCCGTATTTCTATATTTTGCCCGGCATTTTCCGAACATTTTTAGCAGCCCTGCCCGTCGGTCTGCAATGGATTGTGTTCCGTATGCGGCCATCCGGTCCAAAAACTGCCTGCCCTCCGCCTCCCCTTGTGCATAGCCGTCTAAATACATTTGCCGGAACGTTGCCCGGTGCTCTCTGAAAAATGGATCATCGCCCGCCCTATTTTCGAAAAACAGGACGGCAATACACGGATACCCCGCGAATGCGTCGGGGAGTCCGGTCCTTTGGAATGTCAAATTAGGGACTTTACCCGTTGGTTGAATTAAAAAGTTAGTAAAATGACAAATGAAAGGTTGTGCATATT